TTCTTTTGATTTTTCCCATTCATCTTTTTGCTTTTGCTCAAAATCTTGTAAATGTTTTGAGATAGATTTTGGCTCTCCACTTCTATTTTGTTCTATTGGGTTATCTTCTCTCTTGTAGTTATTAACTTCTGCGTAGAATTTTAATCCGTCTGCTGATCTTTTAACATCAAGATTGATAAACCCTTTATCATTTGCGTCTTTATTCTCCAAATAATCCATTAATTCTCTTTTGTTTATACCAATTCTAAAGAAAACAAAATTTTCTTTGCTCGTTTCAATGTTGCTAGTTAGAGGTGTACTATTAATAAATAATCCACTAGCAAATTCTTTTTTATTATCGTATGCCATTATCTATTCTCCTTTATGTAATTTAATGCTGTTTTTATTGCTTTTATTTTTTTATTAATCTCTTTCCTTTGTCTTTTTAAAACAGTATCTACTGCTAAAATAGATTGTATGTAGGCATGGTCGACAGTTTTTAGTTTCTTTTGTGTCCAATCATTATCTGCCAATGGATCATAAAAATTTTTCATTTCATCTATTAAATCTTGCCATGGGTTGCCTGTTATAAACCCTCTTTGAATTTTTGGTTTAATGTTTGTTATTTTATTTGCCATTACTTCTTCTCCTGTTTTAAGTTATTTATAAGTCTATTCCTTTTTCTTTTGCAACAATTCCCTCTATTGTAAAATAAAGGTCTTTGCCTTGTTCTGTGTTTTCAGTATTATCTCCATTATCTTTTATCATCTGATCCTCAATGTCTAAATGCCTGATAATGCCAAAATAAATGCTGCTTGAAATATCAAATACTTTTTGTTTTTCGATATCTTGCATGGCTTGGTCTTCTTGCTCTTTAGTCATTTCCATATTTATACTCCTTAATTAATTTAATACTCTCATCAATATTGCCCTCAAATTGTTCAGGCTTATCAGCAAGACCATTTGCCTTACCTTTAAGCAAACATTCTGCAAACTCACTTAAATTGCTGATTAGGTAATTGATAAAATCTTGTGAGTAATCAACCTGCCATATTCTGCAAACTGTTGGTGTATAGTTTATTAAGTAAGTTTTCTCTATTTTTTTACCTAGAGAAGATAAAATGTGTTGCTGCCCATAGACTTGTGGCAACCATAATTTGTTAAACTGCTCATACTTATCTCGCGTTGAGCACTTAACCTCTATAATTGTGTTTTCATCTTGTGAAATCCCATCAGGTGTTGTGGAAATACTTACAGTTTCCTTGCTTTTAGGTAAGTTAAGCCAATTTCGAATGATGTAGTTTTGTTGGTCTTTGAGATAGTCTTTAGGTATCTGTTTAAAATGTTTAACATAAAAACCTATTCCCATTTTCTCGTTAAGATTTCCATGAGCAACATATTTCATCATGTGGCTTGGAATCTGTGGCTCTTTACCTTGCAACTGTAATTCCAACATTTCTTTTCTTGGTGTATATTGACCAAAAATATAATTAGAAAATTGGCTACTTCTTAGATTTAGATTTTTCATCTTGAATCTCCAATTTATCTATTAATATCAATGCTTTAGCTAATTGCTCTTTACTCGTTTCATTAGGGTTTTCTAACTCTAATTCTTCAGGTGTGCCTGATCCGTTGTGGAATACTTGAATACCAAGACCAAAAAGAGCAACAGTTTTAACAAAACATCTTTGCATATTGTCTTGAATATCATCAGCATTAGGATTTGCTATCGCATTGTATTTATTGTCATAGACAGGCAGCCAATGTTCCCTACTTAAATGGTCTATTTCTACCCTACAATGCAACATCATAGTGCCATCTTCAAACTTCTCGCTAGGTAGCCAAACAACCCTATATTGAGGGTAAAAATGGCTCAAAATTGCCCTAGCATAAGACCAAGACAGATAAGAAAACTGCCCTTTAGTGTTTAAGTAGGTACTAACATCTATTTTTGATAAAGTTTCCCAAACCTCTTTATATGTTAGAGAACTTTTGGATATCTCTTGTGGTATCATTTCAGGATTATTCATTGATAGCCACCTTTAGTTTAGCTTGAGGTATCTCTACTGCATGATATTTAGCTTTATTGCCCTCTTTAAGATCAGCAACCTTTTGCATAGCATTAGCTAGGTTTTCTGCTTTTTGCTTATCTTCTATGCAATTATTGTCATTTCCAACATAGAATGAACCATAATTACTCTCTTGAACGATTATATATCTCATAAAAACTCCTTTTGTTTTATTCATATAAAGATATTATGTGATTTAACTGTATTTGTAAAGAAATATATTGGTATATATAAAAGAAATATATTGTTTATTCTTTAAAAGTATGGTTTCATTTGTATATGGAATGTGATTATATTGTTAATACAGGGAAAAACAAAAACAAGGACAAGAAAACTATTAAATAATATAATAGTAAAAGAAAAATATAATAAATATCACATAATGAACAACAAAACAAGAAAATAAATTATATGAGTAAAGGTGATAAAAATAGAATTACAGATCAGGCTAAATTTAACAAAGAGTTTGATAGAATTTTTAATAAAAAAGGAGAAGAAAAAATGTCTGAATACAAAGACCATGTAGAACAAGAGTATGATAACATTTTATGTGATTTTCAAAAATATATGGTAGAAATTAATAAGGTAAGAAATGATTATGGGTTAAAAGATATGCAATTTAGCTCAAAGCATTTTGAAGAATTTGAAAGACAATGGGTAGAAGCGAGGTCAATATGATAAGTAAAAAAGAATCTTGGCAAGACAACAGGATAAATGAGATTAACCTAAAAAGTAAGATTAAAGGTTATCCCTCATCACCAAGCAATCCATATTTTGATGAGGTTTATGCGATATATGATTCAAAAGCAAAAACCTATGATGAATTTAAAAAAGAATTTAAAGGAGAGATAAATGATAAATTTACAACAAGAAGACTTAGAGAAGTTAGTATCTCACATGAGAAAATGTGGAGATTTATTAGCTAAAGCTACTACTGATCTTGATTTACTAGAGAGCAAAACCAAAGAATTAGAGAGCCAAGCATTTTTAAGTGCTGAGGGAACGATTAAGGATAAAGAACATAAAGCTCGTACCTGTAAGCTAGTTGTAGAAAATAATGGCAAAATAGCTCAATTAAGGGGAGATATACAGAAATTAAGATGGTCATTAAAGGTGTCAGAAATAGAATGTGATTTATTCAGAAGTGTAAATTCGAACAAAAGACTTGAAAGAAAATTATACGAACATTTAAGTTAAGGAGTAATTATGAAACATAAAATAAAAGTTAATGATTTGATAAAAGAGTTAGAACAACACAAAGGAAAAACAGTAGCATTTTCTTTGCTTGGTGGTCATGTAGAGGAAAGTTGTCCTGATGATAAAACCTTGTTCCCCATTGGTATATGTGGAGAATATGATGATGAAACTGAGGGTGGTTGGTGGATAGAGTTTGGACTATATGAGTATGACACTATGGTTAAGTGTGGTATGGAAAATTATAAGACAAAGGAGTAATTATGAACATATTAAAAATTAAAGACTTAGTTTACCGAGTGTTAGAAGAAGAGCCAATAGCTAGGGATCACGATAATATACTTGTGGCTATGGTTTGGTATATGCAATTAAACAATATGGGATATCAAGGCAGCAAAGACTTTATGACCATTTTAGGAATCGATGAATTATCTAAATATGAATCTATCAGCAGATGTGCTAGGAAAATCAAAGAAGATAATATTAGTTTAAGAGGTAGCAATTATCTTTCAAGACAACAAGAACAAACATCTGTGGTAAGACAGATTAAGGAGTTTTAAATGAAGAAATTTTTAAACATTAACAATAAAAAAGAATTTGATACATGGGAGAAGATTATTCAAAACCCCTGTGCTGACAAACTAAAGAGGTGTCCTTACGAACAAGACTTTAAAGAATCAGAATCCTGTAGTCATTATGAACAAATTGATGAGGGAGAGGAGTGTTCGTTTGTTTGGATTACAAGCAGTAGATGTTATTGTGAATTACAACCAATAGAGGAGAAAAACAAATGAGTGGTAAATGGATAGTAGATGTTTCTAGTGTTTATGAACAAGATAAAGAGGTTGTTGATAAACTAAAAAATGGAAAGACATGCCATGAGGATTGGTTAATAAAGCAAGTTAAAGAGGGAACTATAAACATAGTACAATATTATAATGAAGAAACACATGATGAGGGTTAAGACAAATGACAGATAAGGGAATTTTAAATGAAGAAATACACAACAAAAGTTTGCGTTGTTGATAAACCAAAAACAAAAGGCAAACAAAAAAAAATAAACTCTTTTATGATAAGAAAAGGTATTTGTGGCAACAGAAAAAAATAGAGAGTTCTAATGGCAAAGAAACCCAATAAAGAAATACAGAAAAAGTATAAAGAGATGGTCGAGTTTGGTTGTGTTGTTTGTAAAAAGCTATATGGGGTAAATACCCCACCTTGCATACATCACTTTACAGGGGCAGGAATGGGGTTAAAAAACTTAAAACAATTTATTCCTTTATGTCATACCCACCATCAAGGAAAAGAGGGAATACACCATATAGGGAAGTTTACATGGGAAGATAGG